CGCTCAAACGGCACGCTGACTGGCAAGGGCAAAACCTTGTCGGGCTATTGCGCCGTGTTCAATTCTGAGGCAGTCCTGGGAGACTTTACCGAAGTTATCCGGCAAGGTGCTTTCGCCAAATCGCTGGCGACGGGTTCCAACGTTCGCGCCCTGTCAAATCATGACGCTAACGCCCTGGTGGGCACTACTCGAGGTGGCACGCTGCAACTTCGGGAAGACGCACACGGGCTGGCATTCACCCTGGCACTGCCAGACACCAGCCACGGCCGCGATTTGGCAGAGCTGGTGCAACGTGGTGATGTGGCAGGTTGTAGCTTTGGCTTTCGTGTCGCGCCTGGTGGGGATCGCTGGGAGCAACGCGGCAAGCAGATGGTGCGTGAGCTGCTGAATGTTGACTTGGTGGAAGTCACGCTCACGGCTGATCCAGCCTACATCGACACCACCGTGGCTATGCGCAGCAAGCCGCACACACAAACGCACGTTGATTTAAACCGCGCCTGGCTGGAGACCGCATGAGCATCATTACCCGCATCGCCAACATCATGGGCTTTGAGAAACGCGCCAATGGTGATCCTTATTGGGAAAACTTCGCAACACTGCAATCCGGGCCGGTCAACGCCGCCACTGCGCAATCAGTGTCTGCCGTGTATGCCTGCGTTGGTGCTATCTCTGAGACAGTCGCTTCACTGCCGCTAATCTTGTTCAAACGTGACGGTGAAGACCGTCAACGTGCCACTGACCACCCGCTTTACAAGGTGTTGCACGACCAAGCCAACGAGCAACAGACGGCACTTGAGTTTAGAGAATGGATGATGGCCAGCGTACTGCTTCGCGGTAACGCTTACGCCAAGATTGTCCGGGGCTATGACGGCCAAGTGCGTGCGCTACTGCCCATGAGTCCCGATAGGGTTACGGTGTTGCGTGTCGGTGATGGCCTGGGCTATGAGTACACCGACTTTAACGGCAAGGTGGAGCGCCTGCTATCGAGCGAGGTACTGCACTTGAGGCACCGCCTGGGTGATGATGGTGTGCTGGGTGTGTCGCCTATCACGGCCGCGAAGTCTGTCATTCAGTTGGCAATCTCTGAGCGTGACCACGGAGTCAACACCTTTGCCAACAACACCAAGTTATCAGGCGTGCTCAAGATACCCGGCAAACTCACTGGTGAGCAAAAGACAAACCTTGCTGCAAGCTGGAATACCCAGCACGGTGGGGCCAATTCAGGTAAGACTGCCATTCTTGAATCAGGCGTGGAGTTCCAGCCTATTTCAATGACCCTTGAGGATGCCGAATGGATCGCCGCCCGTCAATTCTCTGTAGAGGAAACCTGCCGACTGTTTCGAGTGCCACCAACGATAGTCGGTGACTTGCGGCACGGCAACTACTCCAACAGTGTGGAGCTGGCACGCCAGTTCGTGACGATGACACTACGCCGTCACCTGGTGGCATGGGAGCAGTCAATCAGCAAACAGCTACTCACTGAGGCAGGTCGCCGCATCTACTTCGCAGAGCATCAAGTAGAGGGCTTGTTACGGGGTGATGCTACCAACCGAGCCGACTTCTACACCAAGGGCATTGATGCCGGATGGATGTTGCGAAGCGAAGCCCGTAAGTTGGAAAACCTGCCAGTGATTCAAGGACTTGATGATGTATCCCCATAGTCCAACCAAGCGAGTCAGCAAAGCCGACAACGGGCGCGTGCTGCCATTGACAAGCGCAGCATGGTGCAAGCTACGCAGGGCAGTGCTATCGAGTGAGCCACTGTGCCGGATGTGTACAGCGCAGGGTAAGACTGTTGTTGCAACTGATGTCGACCACCGCAACAACAACCCGGCCGATAACAGCTTGATCAACTTGCAGCCACTGTGCCATGAATGCCACTCACGCAAGACCATGCGTGACCAAGGCTTCAATGCACGTATGGGCAGTGCAAGTGATGGCACGCCACTAGACCCTTACCACCATTGGAATGCAGGCGTACGGGCTGACCTGGCTATGCCCACGGGGGCTATGGTTGAAAAATCACCAGCAACCGACGAGAGTAAACCGTACGTATCCCTTTCTTTTAACGCTAACCGTGAAAGTGTCGTATGAAAGCAACACCTAGACGCAACCGTTCGGACTCGATTAGCTCTGCCATTCGTGCCGCTCAAGCTGTGGCACTGGGGCCGCTGCCACCACCCGAGCATGTAGCTCTGCGTGACGGTGATCTGCCCTACTGGACGGCCATTATGACGGCACGCGCCCGAGACACCTGGACGGCTGTCGACCTGGTGCAAGCTGGCAACATGGCACGCTCGCAAGCCGACATCGAGCGCCTGCAAAAAGAGCTTGATGCGCAAGGCTACATTGTGGGCGAAAAAATCAACCCGCTCGCTGTGCTGATCGAAACCTTAACCAAGCGTGTGGTGAGCTTGGCACGCGCCCTGCACGTTCACGCTGTGGCCACTGTGGGCGCAAGCGAAGACGCAGGTAAAGCACTGGCAAACGAGCGCAAAGCGGCCGCGCCTGGCAGTGATCTGATACCGACTTTGAAGCAGTCGCCATTCATATGCCTGGTATGACACGGCACGCCAAAACTGAAACCCGCGCTGAGAAAGTCATTCGGTTTATCGAGACCGTCTGTCTCACGCCCGAGGGTGCGCACGTCGGTAAGCCCATTGTCCTGGCTGATTTTCAGAAACGTTTCCTGAGAGACGTTTACGACAATCCGCACGGCACACGCAGGGCTATGCTTTCGATAGCTCGCAAAAATGGCAAGTCGGTGCTGACGGCTGGCATTTTGTTAGCGCACCTGGTGGGCCCTGAGTCCAAGCAAAACAGTCAACTGGTGGCAGGGGCAATGAGCCGCGACCAAGCCTCACTGATCTTTCACGCAGCCTCAAAAATGGTTCAACTGAGTCCAGTCCTGAGTCAGATTGTGAGAATTGTCCCGTCAGGCAAGCGCCTGGTGGGGCTACCGCTCAATACTGAATTTAGGGCCCTGGCTGCTGACGGCAAGACCGCTCAAGGGTTATCACCCGTGCTGGTGCTGATTGACGAAATCGGGCAGGTACGGGGGCCGCAATCTGATTTTGTTGACGCATTGACCACCAGCCAAGGTGCGCACACTGAGCCGCTATTGATCGCTATCAGCACGCAAGCCGCCAATGATGCCGACTTGTTCTCACAATGGATTGATGACGCGTCCAACAGCAAAGACCCGCGCATCGTGTCGCACGTCTATGCAGCGCCTGAAGGTGCTGACCTGATGGACGAATCAGCGTGGAAGGCCGCTAATCCGGCACTGGACCTATTCCGAAGCCTGGACGACCTGAGAGAGCAACTCACGCAAGCACAGCGTATGCCGAGCATGGAAAACAGCGCACGCAACCTGCTGCTGAATCAGCGCATCAGCACCGTGTCGCCGTTCATATCGCCAAACGTCTGGCAGAGCTGTGGTGGGCAGGTTCTGCCTTTTGGTGATGCGCCCGTGTACTGTGGGCTGGACTTGTCCGCAAAGACCGATTTAACCGCCCTGGTGATCATCGGCAAAGTGGCTGGCCAGTGGCAGGTTGTCCCTCACTTTTGGACACCTGAGCAGGGGTTACGTGACCGCGCCGCCCGTGACCGAGCACCCTATGACGTGTGGCACCGCCAAGGCTACCTGCACAGCACACCCGGTGCAACGATTGATTATGAATTTGTCGCCACGGATATGGCCGCGATTTTGTCCGGGCTGAATGTGCAAGCTGTGGCATTCGACCGCTGGCGTATCGACCTGCTGAAAAAAGAGTTGTCAAAAATCGGCTGTGACCTGCCATTGGTGCCGTGGGGCCAAGGTTTCAAAGATATGTCGGTGGCACTTGACGCGCTGGAAAGTGAGCTGCTGAATGCTCGCATCAATCATGGTGGGCATCCAGTTTTAGCAATGTGCGCATCGAATGCGATTGTTGTCAAAGACCCAGCCGGGGGCCGCAAGTTGGACAAGGGCCGCGCTACGGGGCGCATAGACGGCCTGCAAGCGATGGCGCAAGCCTTTGGAGCAATGGCGCAATCAATCGAATCTGAGACGGTTTATGCAGATGGCCAGTTCACTTTTGTTTAACACCCTTGCCAGAAGGGGCGCATTCGCGCGTATCTGGATGCGGATTATTCGGGCCGTGCCGCATCATGAAAAAACCCCGAATGCCAGCGGCAATTTCTTTTTTGTTGCGTGGCTGGCACCTATTTTTAAAGGACAAATATGCTTGATATTGATGACGTGAAACTGCACATTCGGGTTGACGGCAACACCGAGGACGACCTGATCCAGCGGCTGATTGACGCTGCCACCGCTGCTGTGGCCAGCCACCTGGACAACCCGGCTATCG